GGTCTCTTTTTAAAGACAGCACCGTGTTCAATCGATCGTCCAAAACGTTATTTTCATGGAGTTTATACCCCCCATAAACAGCTAAACCAGTTACAACTACAGCCGCTCCAATCTTTAAATACTTTTTCTGTTTATCGGTTAAACGACTTCGCCTTTTATTATTTTGTTTCGGTTGCTGCCTAGATGATCGTCTGCGACCTACTCGTGGCCGGTCGTGCCTGACGCCCCACTTCATGCCTAGGACGCCATAATGTACTAAATAATCTCCCATTTTGATAGTTATTCGAAGGCGTCCTTGTTCGCCTTATATGCAACATAAGCATCCATCATAGCAGCCACATTATCTATCTTTTGGTCTCTTCGTTTCTTAAGAAGCTTTCTATTACCGTTGGTGTCCTCGAGCGTGATACAGTTTCCCATGGCAAAAGTCATAAGAGCTTCATCGAATAGCAGCATCCTCTCTTCTGCCATCTTCTTTAGCTCGCCAAGAGGGACGGTCTCGGTCTTAGCCCCTTGCTTTACTTTCTCAATTCCAAACGGGCCATTCTCAGATTCCCATCGTTCGACGAATTCTTTTGCATTATATGGATCGAATCCAAAACAGCGAACATCGTAAGAAGAATCGATGATGTGCTGATCGAGGTCTTCGTAAACTTCCATCATGTCAAGAACAGTTCCATCAAGAACAATGAGGCTGCCTTCGTTGATAAATTCCTCATACTTATTGCGCATTGCTCCTGGAAGCTTCATAAGCGTAAGAGAAGTAATGTAGCTTCTTGTCTTAACACCAAAGCATCCGTCGCTTAATGGGAAAAGGAAAGTAAACGCACAGAAGTCATCACCTTGCGAGAGGTCAGCGCCAAGAGCGCATGGCATCTCCCAGAACTTACGACTTCTATGGGGAAGCGTTTCTTCGTAAGTAAAGAAGTAGGTATAACCTTCCATAGGAATACCAAACCGCTTTGCAAGAATATCGTTTCTGGCTGCGGGCGCTTTCTCTGCACGCTCCACATCAAGCTGATACGTCTCGTAGGTAACAGTCTTCCCTAGATTAGGATTGGCCTTAAGCCACATCTCAGGCTTAGCTACTTCCTTCACATCATCAAGCTTGTAGTACCAGATGGATACATGCGGGTTAACGTACTCTCCTTTTAGGATGTCCATTAATTCCATTTTAATAGTGTCGCCACTACCATTTCTGACAGTTCCTTCAGAGCTTGTTGCTACAATGAGATAGTCATCGATTTTAGATGCGCCTTGCTCGATTGCTCCGATAGGATCTTCTCTAACGTCACCTGATAGCCACTCGTCAACTGTTGCCACCTTACATCTAAGGCCTTGGAGTTTGTCTATTCTCATCGGCCTAATCTCAAGAAGTGAACCTGTGAGAAAGTTTTCCACTCCCTTTTTAGTTGATGCGAGTTTTGTCCGGTTTGCTTTTGACCCGGTAGTGTTCTGAAGAGATCCTTCTGTCAAAAACTGAAAAAGCGGGCCTCTAGCCCGCGTGATAGATGTTCTAATTGGCGATAACACCTCTTCCGATTGTTTCATAGTAGGAGAAGTTGTTATCTGATGTGTCGTAGCAGTGTCGACATTAAGAAAATAGTTTTGAAGAGTGCTTGCATACATTGATTTAGCGGCGCCTCTGGCGACAATTAAAAACTGCTTATTAATAAGCCTTTTTTTAATCATCTTACGGACATAATGCCCGCCATGACCATCTTCATTAGGCTCATAAACGCTGCGCTCTACAAAATAATACCAACCAAATATCTGCTCCGCCCAAAGTTTAAAAGTATCAAGAAGATTAAGATCCGACCCATCAGTAAGAGTTAGTTCCTCTTCGCAAAATGCGACGTAACCATTAATGGCTTCACTGTCATAATATACGCCAGGATTAGCTATAAGCTGGTCAATCCGGTTCATCTCCATAGAGATTTCCTGATTGACTGGTATTTCTCCGCGAATCACAGCATCGCGGAACTGCCCGTAGTAGTACGGCGTTGCTGTGTTCGATAAAGACATATGGACCTCGTTTATCTGTGTTTATATTTTCTTTTGTTATACTCTGACAAAACATCCGCAGGGGCGTTCATGAGTCCTCTACGGTAATTTAATTCTGCATCTAAACGATTAGTTGTGTATCTAACAGGGCTGTGGGTATACATACCGCCTTTTTCATATCCTAAACTAGTAGCTTCGCCATAGAGATTTTGTCTTCTTGCTTCTTTTTTGCTAGGTTTGTTATAACTAATCATTCTACTGTTGCCTGGGGCATAAAACGTATCATAACCGTATCGTTTAAGACTTCTTTTTGCGGCCGCGTTCCTAACGGATGGGAGCTTAGAAACCTTATACGCCCCATATCCAGCTAAAATAGTGCCGCCGACAATCGCCGAGCCAACGGCAATCCTTTTTGCCATTTGTTTTTTTCTGTCATTATTACTAGATCGGCTTTGTTTTTCTCTATCAAATTGTTCAGCCTTTTTCAACTGATGAGTTCTAGCGGCCTTATTCATGCTGGCTAAAGTTTTATTACGTTTACCGTAAAAACGCGCGTTTAACCCGTAAACCCCAGCCAATGCTCTATGGGCGTTACCTCTGAAAGATCGAACCGGGCGTTGTTTTCTAACACCCCACTTCATCCCTTTGACGCCAAAATGAATTAAATAATCACTCATTGCTCTCCCTCTATGCTTTAGCGACCTTCTTAACCTGCTTCATTGTCGTGTCGTACTTAAGGACATTCTGAGCGGCTTTTTGGCCACGCATTATATCGATTTTAGTAAGATCACGGTACTGACGCTCAAGATTCATCCTGTTAACAGCTTCCTGAAGCTGCTGGTTCGACATATGGTCTATATTTAGATTCTGATACTTTGCACGAGCCGCAGATTTCCTGGAGCCTGTTATATTACGGTACTTATTAGCTCGCCTTCTCGCCGCTTTCTTTTTGTCTTTAACAAATTTTGAATTCTTTACCTTGCTGCCCGCTTTTCTTGCACCTTTATACGCGCCATAAACTGCGGGGGAAGTAATCTTAAAATACTTTCCTACCTTACTGGTCTTCCCAGTAGAGGAGCGACTCTTACGCACGCCCCACTTCATTCCTTTTACACCGTAGTGCGCCAAATAATCATGGGCCATGGTCTATCCTCCAATATCTTCGTTTGGGGTTTCCGCCATAACATTAAGACGCCACTCAAGTTCGCTAATCTGGTTTTTAACAGCTTCCATGAGGGTGCCATTTGTAGGTGGATCAAAATATAGTTTTACTTTTAAAAAGACGTAAGTTCGGACTGCCTGAAGAACTTTTCCATCGGTAGTATAATCGTCCCACTCTGTAGTCTCATCTTCGATACTAAAACCTTCTTTTGGGCCTAACCCCAATTGAGTTAAAATATCGAAAGTCGAATTGATGTGGTCGATGATGTCGCTATCGAAATACTTATAGTCTCCAGTTGGCCCGAGCTTCTTTTTTACTGAATTTAGAATGCTGGACATTAATTACTTCCTTCTCCGTCTGTTCGGATTTAGCCATGTTTTATTAAGCTGTTTGCCGACTTTTGCCGCTGGGCTGTTCATATATGGATCGCCCCAACGCTCTACACGCTTTCTGTAGACTTCCTTCGACACGCCGTGATGCCGTCTAAACTCATCGTCGCTCATAGAAGACCAGTCGTTCTTAAGTTTACGAGTAACCGAACTATCTCGTTTATCAGCGGTCATTGTTTTATTTGTGTAGCGCTCAGAAGAGTTAGATTTTGTCTTCTTCGACGTAGACTTCTTTTTAGTATCTTTCGGTTTGGTTTGTTTAACCGGTTTTGACGCGGATTTCTCTTTATGCTTGCTAACCGCCAAACCAACAAGACCGTATTTAGCGAATGTTTTAAGCGCCTTCTTTCTCTGTTCGGACTCGGCCGCCTGTTTTGCTGTAGTCTTCGCGTGCTTTTCAGCCACACTATGCGCACGTTCCTGTTTTGTCTTTTTAACAGGAGCTGTGCCGTTCTTTTTCTCCTTATGTCGTTTAACTGCAAGCCCAACAAGACCATATTTTGCAAAGGTTTTAAGATCGCTCTCGCGTTTCTTATAATGGGTCTTACCAGTTCTTGCTGCGAGCCCAATCTCATGGCCTCTTTTACCGCTCTCACGACCTCGAACAGAATATGGCTGGTAGCGTCTAACGCCCCACTTCATGCCTTTGACGCCGTAGTGATAGAGCTCGTCATTTTGGATTACTACCCATTTATCGCAACCCATGTTTCTTCTCCCAATCGTCAGTATACATACTTCCCGCACTACCCATAACTAATGTCGCTACGCCAGTGGTCAACATACCTTTCACAATTGCTTTGCCCGCATTATCTTTGTCGGCCAAAGCGGCTGCAACCGTCATACTTGTTCCAAGAATTGCTGTGGTAACCCTAGCACCTCTCTTAATCCGTTTTTCTGTGGCCTTTGCCTCAACAATACTTTTCTTATTAAGCGAAGTGTTTCGAATATGCTCCTGAATTTTTGTATTGCGCTTGATATGGCTCTGATTCATTCTAATAGCATCATGCACATCTTTACGCGCCCAATTAACAGCTTCTTTTTTATTCTTAAAATCGTTGTCACGCGGCTTGTCATTTCCGAAAGTATCTCTATAAATTTCGTCATCTGACTTCTTTAAATACGCTTTTTGATCCTCAATCGTCCGACGATAAGAGTCAGAATTGCTTTCAAGCTTTCGAATGTATTCGTCTCTGACCGCTTGCCGTTTCCTTCCTCTTCTTGTTAAAGTTCCGTTTCTTCTTTCATATCGTCTCACACCCCAGCGCATTCCTTTAACACCGTGATGATAAAGCTCAGTAGAATATATATACATTTCTCATCTCCAAGGTATTGTGTCGTTTCTAGTTCTTTCATTAAACTCTGTCTTCGGAATATCGGTTCCGTAATGGATCGCATCATGCGTGGATTTGATCGTAGAAATCAGATAATCCGGATTAAGCAGCAGATCAGTATGGCTAATCACATCGTCTTTTGAAATCGGATTCATGTGATGCACCAAAATATGCACGCCGTTTGGAATCTCATGGCCTGGCATGGCAAGATCGCAGCCATAGTCGCGAGTGATGACGTAGTTTCTAATATCGCGCCATTCCTTTGATGTGTAGAACTGCTGGTTTAGCCAGCGGTCAAATCCAAAGGTGTCTTCGCCTACTTGCGCGTTAAGCTTAAGATACAAAAAACGCTCCTCGAAAGTCGGGAGCATGATTAATTCGTGGTAGGTTTTCATTTGTGTTTATTATCGTCAATAAGCTCTGGATATCTGAAAGAAATGAACTGATCAACCCAAAACATAGTGGTGTCATCACCATCTTTTTTAAAATAATCACCCGTAATACTCTTTCCTATGTCCTGTAATTGTTTGTCGTATTGTTTTTGAAGGGTGGCGCTTTTCTGTTTATAGTCTTTATATGCCATATCATAGTATTTATTGCCCTTCTTCCACTCATAATGATAGAATCCATAATTAACATCCGATAAATCCTTGTTCGAGCGTTTAAATAATTGCTCATTGTTCATCTCCATGACCGCTATACCGACGCATTGCATCGATTGCCCTAGAATATAATTCTTCAGCGACCTTGCTTGACTCGAGAACTTCGGTCTTAGCTTTAAGTAATTCTACTTCCTTACGTAATTTCTCAGCCTCCATCCTAGACTTCTCTGATCCAAGCTTAAGAAAATGTGTAATCTCCTGCGAAGTTGCAGTGCCATTACGCATTCGCTCTTCTGCCAGATCATAAGCCATAGATATAAGCTGATTCTCCCGTGCTTCCGGAGTAGATGCCGGACGCATCTTACGCTTTGTCTTCTTCTCCACTCCTAAAACACTCCATTCCAACTCTTTTCATACACTTTAAATATAGTTTAGATAACTCTTATGAGGCTATCACTCGGAACAGTTGCAGTTATGTACATCTCTTGAAAGGAGCCCACCTACTTCTAACCAAGTTTTAGAGAGGTGATTTAAGACTTAAATACCATGATAGCCCCATAAGAGTTACCTAAATTTTACCCCCGGGGAATTTTTTAGG